GCGTTCTTTAATAACTAATAAATACAATAAACAGAGATAGGTTACCATGTCAAATCAATTAATACATCCAGGTTATATTTCAAGTGACGGATCTACCAATGGTCAGGTCCTAACCTCGAATGGTACCTATGTGTCATGGCAATCAGTATCTGGAGGCGGGTCTGTTAACTTAGCCGCACAGTACGCTTTCACAAATACTATTAATATAACAGGCGGTACTGCAGCCACTACAGGTACCGGTGCTTTTTCTGTTACAAATACCACAATATTCATTGGAAATACACTTGCTAACTCTACACTTACTGCAAGTACGCTATCTGTAGGTGGTGCTCTGTCTACTACAACCGGTACTGGCGGTTATGTAGCAAACAGCACAATGACGTTGATTGGTAATAATTCAATTAACGCTGTAATAAACACAACATCGATAACATTTAATCCAGTCAACGCTGCTATTACTACAGGCACTGGTGGTTATGTAGCCAACACGACTATGATGCTGATCGGTAACACGACGATCAATGCAACGATAAACACTACTGCAATAACATTTAATCCAATAGCATCTGCTATCACAACGGGTACTGGTGGTTTTGTAGCTAATACGACTATGATGCTGATCGGTAATACATCAATAAATGCTGTTCATAATACGTCTGCAATAACAATTAATCCAACTGCTGATGCAAGAAATACTGGATCTGGTGGTTTATTTGCAAATGCTAGTACTTTGTTCCTTGGTAACGCCGCAACAAACACCACTGTTAATACTACAGCAATCACTATAGGTGGTCCTCTTGCCAACACTACTGGTACCGGCGGTTTCTTTGGTACAGGTAATCAGTTATTCATAGGCAACACCGCAGCGAATATATCCGTAAACACGACTATGATACTTGTTGGTGGTGGTACGGCAACAACTACCGGTACTGGTGGTATAAAGGTAGGTGGCGGTGGCGGTACACAGTCTGGCATAGTGCTTATTGGTAACAACATCATCAACGCTTATTTTGACGTCGTTCAGTGGTATTTAAACCCAACTTCTGATGCTAGAAACACCGGCTCAGGTGGTTTAATAGCTAACGGATATTACTTATCAATAGGTAACACCGGCGGTAACGTACAGATGTCTGCAACACCAGCGCCTACTTTAACTATAAGTGGTACTGGAGCTGGTTTAGGAGGAGGTGTTCATAACGGTAGTGTTATGTATGTTGGTAATAGTACAGTCAATGGTTATCATTCAACATCTCAGATTTATATAAACCCAACCTCTGATTCTAGAAATACTGGATCTGGTGGAGCTATTATAAACAGCTCATCCTTCTTTGTCGGTAATGCCGCTTCAAATGCTTATGTTAACGTGAATATTATTGGTGTAGGTGGTGGTACTGGTATGACTACTGGTACTGGCGGCTTCGAAGTCAACTTGACTGCAATATATCATGGTAATACCGCTTCTAAATTCCAGGCCAACGGATCTAGTATTCGTATCTTTAGAGGTGGTGCAACAAGTAATGCCACCGCTATCTTTATGGCTCCAGTCTCTGGCGGTACTAATGAAGTTGGACCAATATTTACTCTGGGATATGATGGTGGCGGTAACGGTCCAGGTGGTGCTGCTCTGTGGTTCCCTCAAGGACAAGGTCCCTTTGCGATGGCCGGAAACATATTCTCTGTCAACTCGTCTGCCATTCAGCTAGGTAATAGTGCGACCTATATAAATTTTTGGTCTGCTGGCTCTTCTGCTGCAAACACACCATTTATATACGCGCAAGGATTCTCAAACGCGTCTGGTCCTGGTAACTTTAACGTTAACGCGTATGCAGTTCAGTTTGGTAACACTACAGTTAATGGTTGGATCAACTCAACATCGTTGGCTATCAATCCAGTTGCAACTGCAAACGGAGCTGGTACTGGTGGCGTATATATCGGTGCTACAGGCTTTTTTGCCGGCAACACAACAGTTAATACATGGATAAACACTACAGCGATGGCAATTAATCCAGTTGCAACTGCAAACGGAGCTGGTACTGGCGGCTTCTATGTTAGTGCTAGTAGTCTGTTTATAGGTAACACCACTATAAATTCACTTCATAGTACTTCCGTCTTGACGATTAATCCAACAGCAGCGGCTAATACTACTGGATCTGGTGGATTTAATGCTAACGGTACACTTATGTTTATCGGTAATACTGGTGGAAATATAGCATTTAATACGACAACAGCTGGCGCGCCAATTGTTAACGTTGGATCTGGTGGTATTATAACAATTGGTGGCGCTACAGCCACTACATCCGGTACTGGCGGTGCAGTTGTTAATACGACATTGTTACTAATTGGTAATAATGCTGTCAACGCACTTCATAGTACTTCTACTATAACTATCAATCCTGTAGCAGCTGCAACTACTACCGGTACTGGCGGTGCAGTTGTTAATACTTCTGCTCTATTTGTCGGTAACAACACTGTTAACGCGACAATTAATACAGCTGGTGTCTATATCGGTGGTAAAGTTACAGCTGCAGCTACTGGCTACACCGTGCTTCCAAACGGTATCAAGATGAATTGGGGATCGATCTCAGCGAACAGCTTGGGTGTTGTCGGTACATTTGCTAGTGCATTTACTACACTTTATAACATAACAGTTAGTGGAACTGTCGGTACCGCATTTGTATGGCTCAGCGGAGCAAATAACACCACGGCCACTGTCACCACCAACAGTGCTACATCGAGTACAGTATACTATAACGCAATAGGAGTCTAACATGACTGTAACTTATACAAGAACATACACAGGATCTATGGTCAAGGATGTCAGGGATCTTAAAGACGTAGTGCAGTCCTTCCAGTGTCTCATTACCGGAACTGATGGTACAACTACTGCATCTATTAATATGCGTGTTGACTTGACAGATCCTGATCCAGAGACTTTTATTGTGTTCGAGGATCTAACTAAAGAGCTTCTTGACGAGTGGACTGACGAGCATCTTGATGTTGCCGGTATCGAGGAAGACATAGCCAACAAGATCATTGCTATCAATAATTCAAGAAGCATCACGGACAAAGCCTTTCCATTTTGACTATTGTATTATATAAATAGTCAAAATAACTCTGCGGGAGAGGGAACCAGATGTCAGATAAAGATTTTGTCGTTAAGAATGGCCTAGTAGTAAACACTACCTTTACAGCCAACTCAACAGAGGTCCACATAGGTAATACCAGCGTCAATGCGGTCTTTACCTCTCCTAGCACAAATACCCTAACATTAACTATATCTAACTCATCTGTCACGGGTACTCTGACATCTGCAAACTACAGTGGCACCTCGGCCAACTCTACTAATCTAAATAGTCAACCTGGTTCTTATTACACAAATGCCACTAACATAAATGCGGGAACACTTCCTTGGGCTTATCAAGCTGCAAATACTGTAAACACTACCGGTAACTTTACCATCGCAGGTAATCTTAACTTTACCGCAGCAAATAACTATTTTGGTAACTCAACAGCCAATACAACTATATACATTAATACTATCAACTCGACATCAAATGGTGTTACAGTTAATAATAGTCTGATAGTTATAGGTAACTCATCAGTTAACGTTCAGATTAACTCGACAGTTATTAGTGCTACAGCAAATAATGCATTAAACCTTGGTGGTAATCTTCCTTCTTATTATACTAATGCTACTAATATCGTCTCTGGCACATTAGCATGGGCACGAGCTCCGATTAATACTGTCAATACTACTGGCAACTTTACTATAGCTAACTTGACAATAAACTCGTCGCTTACTGTTACGAATGGCACAGTATCTACAATATCTAATTCCTCGGGTTTATACGCGCTAAACGGTAATGTACAGACATCTTATCTAGAGACTACTTCTCTAGCTAACCTAGCATGGGCTAACATCTCTGGGGATGTATATGTTGGCGGCAACATGACTGTCGGCGGTAACCTTACATTTTCTGGAACAACTACATTCATTAACTCTGTATCTATTACTACAACTGATAAGAATTTGGTATTAGCTAATGGAGCAGGAACTACTGCAGCGGCAAACGGCTCTGGAATTGTAGTGTCGACGTATGCTAATCTAGTTTACTCAGCGGCTTCTGGTGCCTGGTTGTCAAATGTCTCAATAATGCCTGCCGCGAGTAGTACGCAAGATATTGGGTCTCCTACACAAACATGGAATAATTTATACGCGTGTAACCTATATGGAGTTTTACAGTCAGCTCAGCCTGGAATTACTGTCGGTGACACTGCTAAGCTTGGTGGTATAGGCGCGTCTAACTACGTACAGAATACCGACAGTCGTGTCTTATCCGGTAATTTAAACTTTACCGGTGCTAATACGTTTTTCGGCAGTGCTTCTGTTCAAGGTACTGCTTATTTTGGTAACTCTACTGTAACAAATACTGTGATTAATACTGCAGCGGTTACACTCAATGGAACTGGAACCACTGTTGGAAACGTATCTGTTTCTTATTCTGGATTAATTACAGGAAATAGTACAGTCACGTCTAATTCAGTTTTATGGGTTCAAAATACAGCTGGTAATACTGTAATAGGTGCAAATGGTGCAGTTATAGGCGGTAATACATTTAAAGTAGGCACTACTTTAAATGTCACACTAGGTGGTAATACTGGTTATGGAACGTCTACTCCAGTTGCGTATGTCGAGATAGATAATCCGCTTGGCACAGGAACATCAAATACATTATATCTATTTCAAAATAATGCTGTAGCAGCTTCTGGTACGTGGGACTCATATAGATATATAAGCACTGGATCGGCCAACACTACAGCATATCAATTTAGACAGTTCAATGTAGGCCCCAGTGGAGTAGGTATAGGCTCTGTTCCACCCAACTCAGCTAAGTCTCTTTCTGACGCCTTGTATGTTTTCGGTAATACTGGATTTAATACTACTGCTCCAGGAGCCCTAGTAGATATTAACGGAACACTTAACGTTGCTCTTGGAGCTAATATTGCTCAGGCAATCAGCGTCTATGGTGATGGCTCATGGAGTAACGGTACAGTTGGTCAAGTCTTTACTGCTACTGGATCTGGCACATTTGCACCTTATTGGTCTAGTAATATTGCTATAGGAAATGTCAGTACTAACATACTATTTGCAAATGGTGCTACTGTTAATAACAATCTAAGTGTTGGAAATAATGCATATGGTACTGCTTTTATAACTATAGGAAATACTACAGTATATGCTTTGGCTAACTCTACTGTATTTACTGGTAATGCTTATAATATAACTCAGTATCCTCTCAATCAGAGCACTAATACATCAGGTAATCCATCATTTAATAGTATAATCTCTAATACATATTTCAGGGTAGGTGGTTCCGGAACTTCTCCGGTTATATATTTTGGGTCTACTGCGACTTCTACAAAGAATCTAGTGTTCACAACGAGTGGTGCTCAAGACACATGGGCGTTTAACTCGGGAATTGCTGCCGTTCTTACAGTTAATAATTCCACAGTCGTGACCAGTGGTAATTTTGGTACATATATAACTTTTAGCAATTTATCTGGGAAGCCAACATCTTTATCTGGATATACGTCCGATACATTTGCTAACTCGACCAATGGTTTTGGAATCAATGGTATTGCTTACAATGCTACCAATTTAAACGGTTTACCTGGATCTTATTATTTAAATTATAATAATCTAACCGGTGTGCCGACCTTTGCAAACGCTACTAATTTCTCTCCAATTAATGGTACAGCTGCTAACTCTACTCTCTTGAATAATCAGCCAGGTAGTTATTACTTAACTTATACTAATCTTACGGGTAGGCCTACCGATCTTAGTTCATTTACAAACGGTCCTGGGTATGTTTCTTCATCCTCGATACCTACTAGAGTAAGTCAGCTCAGTAATGATTCTGGCTATGTGACTTCTGGAGCACTAGGTAGCTATGTGACTACTAGCTCACTTTCAAGTACGCTTAGTAGTTATGCTACTATTAGTTCTCTTAGTAGTTATGCTACTACTAGTTCTCTTACTAACGGAACTCTTAATTTAAGTGTTAGTAGTATAACCGCGGCCAACTTTGTCGTTGCTGGGGGTCAATATCCTCGATTGGAATCTGTATCTCAATATAAAAATGTTAATTTTTCTAGTGATACAGGTATAAGTTGGAATGGTAGTTACTTAGCTTTTGGTGTTTTGTATAATACTCAGAGAGTTCAGATAACTGTTAATAGATTTAATGTGCTGACAAATTCCGGCGGTACTTATCCTGTTAGAGAAGACGGTGTTACAACATGGAGTACACCTTCTGATAGGACTTTAAAGAAAGATATTTCTACTATTACAGATGCTCCTAGTCGGATTATGGCTCTTAATCCAGTTAATTTTACATGGAAAGATACAGAAAAACCTGATTCAGGATTCATTGCTCAAGAGTTTCAAGAACAATATCCTAATAGTGTGCACGATGATGGTGAAGGAAAATTGATGATCGGTATAGAAATGGGCTTCTATGCTGATATAGTATCTACTATACAATCTTTACAGAATAAAATAAATGAATTAGAAACCCGATTAGCTTCTCATAATATGTGACAGTGAAACATTTTTTACAAATAGAATAAATACATTAAAGAATAGGTGTTAAGATGACAGTTCCGACCTCAAGAGCAGCATTTGCAGAATTCTGCCTTCGTAAACTGGGCAAGCCCGTCATTGAGATTAATATTGATCCAGACCAAGTCGACGATCGTATCGATGAGGCTCTTCGCTACTACTGGGATTATCACTTTGATGGTGCCGATAAGACATATTATAAATACATAGTTCAAGAGGGCGATAAAGATAGAAGATATATTCCACTTCCCGATAATATTATCGGTGCGGTTAGTATATTCCCGATAGGTCAGGCACTTAATACAAACAATCTGTTTAATATAAGATATCAGATTGCTCTTAATGACTTGTATACTCTTACTTCTGTATCAATGGTCCCATACTATATGGCCTTAACACATATTCAATTCTTAGAGCAGATGCTTGTTGGTCAGCAGCCAGTCAGATATAATCGTCATATTGGAAGATTATATATTGACATGGACTGGAGTATAGTTAATGTCGGCGACTTTATCGTTGTAGAGGCTTATCAGATCGTAGATCCAGAAGTATACTCGAGCGTTTGGTCAGATCGTTGGCTGCAGAGATATGCCTCGTGTCTGATTAAGCAGCAATGGGGAAACAACATTAAGAAATATAATGGTATGCAATTACCAGGAGGCATCAGCTTCAATGGTCAGGCTATATTTGATGAGGCTACCGAGGAGCGTAAAGAACTAGAGCAAGAGATGATCTTTACCTACAGCTTGCCTGTAGCCGATATGATCGGATAGTTTATGGGTACTAATTTTTATTTTAATAATTTTGCGACCAGTGAAGAGCAACTTCTCATTGAGGACCTAATTATTGAGTCCATTCGAATCTATGGACAAGACATGCTTTATATTCCTCGTAATTTTGGTAATTATGATACGCTGTACATGGCAGACGATCAATCATATTATAATCAATCGTACTCTGTTGAAATGTACATTAAGTCAGTTGACGGCTTTGGTGGTGACGGAAGCTTTATGTCTAAATTTGGTCTAGAAGTTAGAGATCAAGTAGTATTCTCAATGGCACAAAAAGTATTTAATGATGAGATTGGAGCATGGACAAACTTCGCAAGACCTAGAGAAGGTGATCTTGTATTCTTTCCTTTAAATGGAAGACTATTTCAGATTAAATATGTTAATAAGTTTGAGATGTTCTATCAATTAAATGCCTTACAGACATGGGAGATGACATGTGAGGTGTTTGAGTATTCTGATGAAGTTTTAGATACTGGTATTGATGCTATTGATTCTCTGCAAACAAACTTCAGCACTAATATACTTAATTGGTCAATCATTGATGAGCAGGGAAATCACCTTATCGATGAGGGCGATAACAACTATCTCGTCATGGAAAGTTATGCCGACTTTGCTGTTCCAGGTGAAGTCAATCAGACATTAAAGGACGGTTCAAATAATTATCCAATGGGATCTAGCTCATTCATAGACTTTAGCTCTGTTGATCCATTTAGTGAGGGGAGCGTCTGATGTTTAAGCAGACTTTTTATTTTTCTCTAATAAGAAAATATGTTACTCTGTTTGGAACGCTGTTTGATGATATAGCTATAACCAGAAACGATAGTAATGGAACTATCACTGAGTTTATTAAAGTCCCTATAACATATGCACCCAAAGATAAGATGATAGCAAGGTCTCAACAAGATCCTAATATCAATAGACAAACAGCTATCATAACTCTACCACTTATGTCATTCGAGATGACAAGTATAAGCTATGATAGTAGTAGAAAACTTAATACTATTAGGAAGACTATAGCTCCTGATACATTAAATCCAAATCATATGAAGTATCAATATAGTCCGGTCGCTTATAATTTTGGATTTAGACTCTACATTGCTGTTAAGAATGCAGAGGATGGCACTAAGATATTAGAGCAGATACTTCCATATTTTACTCCTGATTGGACTACATCTGTCCACCTTATACCAGAGATGGATATAACTATGGATATACCAGTAATTCTCAACTCTGTATCCCATGAAGACTCTTATGATGGGTCTTTTACTCAGAGACAGCAGATGGTATGGACTCTTGACTTTACCTTAAAGGGGTATATATATGGACCGGTTAAGTCCGGAGCTATTATTAAGTTTGCTAATACTGTTGTTTATGTTCCATCAGGAAACGTGGCAACAGCTATAGGAAATACTTCTCCATCAGAGTTTACAGCAGTACAACCTGGACTTACAGCGAATGGGCAACCTACATCTAATATTGCAAATTCTATAGATCCTAACTTAATCACTGCCACTAGCGATTTTGGATATGTAACAACAACAGTAGACACGACAACATGACAGACTCAAGTAATAATGATTCGATTGGCAAAGCACTAAATTTAACACCAATGAATGATCAAGTGAGGCAGATAGTAGCCAAGGCACAAGACGATAGTGCCATGGCAGACTTCAATATAGCTAGAACTAACATTCATGAGATCATGCAGAATGGAACCTATGCTATTGAGAAACTATCTCAGATAGCAGATCAGAGCCAGCACCCTAGAGCCTTTGAAGTCCTAGGTGGCCTCTTTAAGACCATGCTAGATGCTAACAAGGATCTCATAGAGCTCCATAAGAAAATCAAGGATATTCAGGGTGCTGATATTCCAAACAATGAAGAAGCCAAGAATATAACAAATAACTTATTTGTAGGCTCAACAGCCGAGCTTCAAAAAGCCATAGAGAATATGAAAAATGGAACCGCAAGTTAAGAGCTATAATGGCAATGCTCTCATAAAGCGTTCCAATCAAAAGATACAATTTGATGAGGCTATGATCACTGAGTACATTAAGTGTGCTCAAGACCCTATATATTTTACTGAAACATATATGAAGATCATCAACGTTGATGTTGGTCTTATAAACTTTATACTATATGACTATCAGAAAGAGATGCTGAGGTCAATGAAGGACAACAGATTTACTGTTATAGCTACAGCGCGCCAGGCTGGTAAGTCCACAACTACTTGCGCGTTTATCCTTTGGTATATTATATTTCATGGTGATAAGACAGTTGCCCTTCTCGCCAATAAAGGTGACACGGCCAGAGAGATTCTTGGCCGTGTTCAGCTCGCATATCAGCATCTTCCTAAGTGGTTACAGCAGGGTGTGATCGAGTGGAATAAGGGATCATTCGTTCTCGAGAATAACTCAAGAGTTATCGCCTCAGCTACATCTGCAGACGCTATCCGTGGTTATTCTATCAATCTACTCTTTATCGATGAGGCTGCCTTTATTGAGAACTGGGATGAGTTCTTCACATCGGTTTATCCTACAATCTCGTCGGGCAAAGAATCTAAGATCGTACTAGTATCTACGCCGAATGGACTAAATCACTTCTATGCAACCTGGGAAAATGCCCAGAATGGAAAGAATGGTTATAATCCTATTCGCGTGATGTGGTATGATGTCCCTGGCCGAGATGAGAAGTGGAAGCAGCAAACACTATCCTCAATGAACTTCGACTCAGAGAAATTTGAGCAAGAGTACTGTGTAGAGTTTATGGGAAGTTCTGGCACGCTGATTGCTGGTTGGAAACTAAAGGAGCTCGTGGCTAAGAATCATATCTATGACAAAGAAGGTCTAACTGTATATACTATGCCAGAAGAGGGTCACATATACTCTATAGTGGCAGACGTGTCCAGAGGAAAGGGTCTTGACTACTCGGCATTTAGTGTGATAGATGTGACCAAGATGCCATACGAGCAAGTGTGTGTGTTTAGGAATAACTTCATAACACCTGCTGACTATGCTGAGTTTATATTCCAGATAGCCAAGAGATATAACCAAGCATCAGTCTTAGTCGAGATCAATGATATCGGAGAGCAGGTTGCACACTCGCTTCACTCCGACTTTGAGTATGATAACCTAGTCTTTACTGAGAATGCCGGCAGGGCTGGAAAAAGAATCACTGCAGGCTTTGGTGCAAATATCGATAAGGGTGTCCGTACAACAAAGCCAGTCAAGTCAGTCGGCTGCTCACTTCTTAAGCTTTTAGTCGAGCAGAATCAGCTTATCATAAATGACTTTAATACTATCAAGGAATTTGGTACATTCTCCAAGCATCTTAACAGTTATGAGGCTGAGCCTGGAAACCACGATGACCTGACTATGGGTCTAGTCCTATTTGCCTGGATGACCGAGCAGCAGTATTTCAAAGAATACACCAACATAAATACCCTTATGAAGCTTAGAGACAGAACAGAAGATGATATAATGAATGATCTAACTCCTTTTGGGTTCGTCGACGATGGGGACTCACTAGAGGTCATTGTTGATGGTCCTGTAAGGAATTGGCTTATGAGTGATGAAAACCAATTTTTATAAATATAACAAATAAACTCAAAGCCTTTTCCATGGAAGGAGATAAAGATGGCATTTCAGCTTAGCCCTGGAGTAAACGTTACCGAGGTTGACCTAACATCTATTGTTCCGGCAGTTGCAACATCTACAGGTGCTATTGCTGGTATTTTTAGTTGGGGTCCAGTTAACCAGCGCATACTCATAGATACCGAGACAAAATTAGTATCACAATTTGGTTCTCCAAATGCAAATAACTACGAGACATGGTACACTGCATCTAATTTCTTATCATATGGAAATAGTCTATATGTAGTGCGTGCAGCTAATACTTCTGCTTCGGCATCTGGTAGTATTGCAGCAAGAAACTCTTACGCAAACGTTGGAACAGTAGCAGCTAATCCAGTTGTCTTAAATACTTCAGATTTTGAGTTAAAGGCTGGAACATTTGACGCCAACGTTGCATATTTAGCAAGATATCCTGGAGATATAGGTAACTCTCTAACCGTCTCCGTCTGCGATAGCATTAATGCTTATTCATCCAACCTATACGCAAATGGTCTAGCTAGCCAGTCTGCTATTGATGTTTCTGCAAATGTCTCAATATCCATCGGATCAAATACAGCTGTCATTATAGTGACACCAAACACTAGTGCTTCTGTTACTCAGACACAAGCAAATGGTTATGCAGCATCTTTTGTTGCCAATCTCGCAATTGGAGATTTTATAACAATCGGTAACTCAACTGTTGGAACCCAACAGCTCCAAGTGTCTGCAATTGGTACTCCAGCATTCGTCGTTGGTAATACAACTGCTTCGGTTAATGTATCTTTTACATCAACTTATAAGCTGTCAACAGCATATAATACTGACACTGCTACTAATAATCTAATTAAGCGTTCATGGCAGTACTCTCCTGTTGTTGGAACACCTCCTACTACTACTGCATGGCAAGCTGCATCTTCTAATCCAAACATAGTCGACGGTATGCATATTGTTGTGATTGACTCCCAAGGAATGTTTACGGGAACCCCTGGAATTGTTCTAGAGTCATATGTCAATGTGTCAAGAGCTACAGATGCTACAGCACAGGGTGGAGCCGACAACTATTATCAAGCTGTTATTAAGAACTCATCTAAGTATATCTGGGCACTAGCTGATAGATCAGGTGCTACATCTGCTTTAGCTAGCGCTCTTACAAATTCAAGTAATCAAGGACCACTAACACTATCATTCACTGGTGGAACTGCTGGTTATACCGAAAGTACAGCTTCACTTTCCGTTATTGCTGCAGGATATGATAAATTTGCATCGTCAGAAGACGTAGACGTTGCTCTTGTTCTTCAAGGTAAACCAATTGGTGGAACAACTACGGTTGGCGGACAAATAGTAAATAACTTCCAACTAGCCAACTATCTTATCGATAATATTGCTGAAGTTAGAAAAGATTGTGTTGTTGTTATATCTCCAGATGATACATTAATAAGATCTAATCCAGGAGCCGAGGCAACATCATTAGTCAACTGGCGTGGTGCTGTACACGATAGCTCATATGCAGTCATGGATTCTGGATATAAGTACATGTACGATCGTTACAATGATGTATATCGTTATGTTCCAGTAAACGGTGATATAGCAGGCCTATGTGTTCGCACTGATAATACGCGCGATCCATGGTGGTCTCCTGCTGGATTTAATCGTGGCCAGATTAAAAATATTGTAAAGCTTCGCTATAATCCTTCAAAGGCAGATAGAGATCTTCTATACTCTCACAATATCAATCCAGTTGTGACATTCCCTGGTCAAGGAACTATTCTATTCGGTGATAAGACACTTCAATCTAAGGCTTCAGCGTTTGATCATATTAACGTGCGTCGTCTGTTTATTGTGTTGGAAAAGTCGATTGCTACTGCGGCTAAATTCTTCTTATTCGAGTTTAATGATGACTTCACAAGAGCTCAATTTAAAGCCTTAGTTAACCCTTATCTAAGAGATATTCAAGGTCGTCGCGGTATAACCGACTATACAGTCGTCTGCGATGGAACAAACAATACCGCTGAGGTTATTGATGGTAACAAGTTCATTGGTGATATCTACATCAAGCCAGCTCGTTCTATCAACTACATACAGCTTAATTTTGTTGCTGTTCGCACTGGTGTTCAGTTCTCTGAAATCGTCGGCAAGTTCTGATAAATAAGAATAACAAGGAGAACAAAAAATGGCATCAGGTTTCAATATTAGTACCTTTAAGTCAAGAGGGCTAACATTTGGTGGAACTCGTCCGGCTCTTTTCGAAGTTTATCTTAGAATTCCGGATGGGGTCGGGGCAGATCAAACATCTGCTGATAAGTTTAGATTTACCTGCAGGGCAGCTCAGCTCCCCGCAGCTACTATCGGCAACGTAGAGATTCCTTACTTCGGACGTAGGGTCAAGGTTGCTGGTGATAGAACATTTGCAGACTGGACAGTCACAATCATGAACGACGAGGACTTCCTTGTTCGCTCAATGTTTGAGAAGTGGTCTAACTCTCTAAACCGTCTAGAGTCAAATGTTCGTGACATTGCATATTCTGGAAATGAAAATTCTTATAAATCAGATCTAAGTGTTATACAATATGCTAAAGATGGTTCTGCAATTCGCCAATATGATATCATTGGAGCATTTCCTACAACTGTAGACGCTATTGCTCTTGATTGGGATTCACAAAACCAAATTGAAACATTTACTACAACATTTACATACGACTACTGGTTACCAGCTGGCGAGACCGTTAATCCTTACTTAGGACAGGCTATCTCTCCTATCTCTACGTAATAGTAGAGTAGGTTTAGCCTCTTGATATATTATTTCAGGAAGGGGCGCGTCTAACTAGCCACTTCCTCTTTGGAGAGCAATATGGAATTATTCGGTTTCGAGTTTAAAAGAAAATTACCTGACGACCCCATCGCTACGTTCGCTCCGAAAGAACAAGACGATGGGGCCGTAGTAGTTGCAGCAGGTGCAAGCTTTGGTACCTACATCGATCTAGATGGTACAGTAAGAACAGAAGCAGAGTTAGTTACAAAATATAGAGAAATGTCCCTACAGCCTGAAGTCGACGCGGCTGTCGATGAGATCGTCAACGAGACGATGGCAGTAGATGAAGACGATATCGTTGCTATTAACCTAGACAACATTGATATCAGTGATCCTCTGAAGAAAGCTATCAGAGAAGAATTTAAAAACATACTTAATATCTTAGACTTCCAAAAGCACGCGTATGAGATCTATCGTCGCTGGTATGTAGACGGCAGACTATACTACCATGTTCTTATTGACAAGAATGACCCTACTATGGGAATCAAGGAAGTAAGATATATTGATCCGCGTAAGATCCGTAAGGTACGTGAAATTCAAAAGCAGAAGGTGAAGGGTGACGTCACTAACGAGTCATACATACAAAAAGTACAGAACGAGTACTACGTATTTAATGATAAGGGATTTAATTACGGTAATAAGACTGTTGGTCCTGCAACCTCTGGATTAAAGATTGCTAAGGATGCAATCCTACACGTTACATCAGGCCTTACTGATACACAGGGAACTATGGTTCTCTCATATATGCATAAAGCTATCAAGGCACTAAACCAGCTGAGGACTCTGGAAGATGCGCTCGTCATCTACAGACTGGCCAGGGCGCCTGAGCGTCGTGTTTGGTACATCGACGTCGGTAACCTTCCTAAGATGAAGGCTGAGCAGTATCTTAAAGACATCATGACTAAGCATAAGAATCGTCTTATCTATGACGGCGCGACAGGCGAGGTTCGTGACGATCGTAAGTTTATGACTATGTTGGAAGATTACTGGCTACCACGCCGCGAGGGTGGTAGAGGTACAGAGGTGACAACACTTCCTGGTGGTCAGACACTCGGACAGATGGACGACGTACTATACTTCCAAAAGAAGTTATACCAGACACTTAACGTTCCTATTAATCGCCTCAACTCAGACGCGTTGTTCTCACTTGGTCGCGCAACTGAGGTGACAAGAGACGAGCTTAAGTTTGATAGATTCATCTCACGCCTTCGCAATAAGTTTGCTATTCTATTCACCAGAATGCTTGAGAAGCAACTAGTGCTTAAGCAGGTCATGTCTATAGAGGACTTTGATAATATCCAACAGGATATTAAGTATGACTTTGCTAAGGACAACTACTTCGCCGAGCTTAAGGATGGCGAGATGATTGAGAACCGTGTGAACCTAGTTCGCAATGTTCAAGAGTTCCTAGGTAAATACTGGTCACACGAGTGGGCGCGTAAGAAGATCTTGCATCAATCTGATGAGGACATCGAAGAGATGGACGAGCAGATTGACGAGGAGGCTAACTCTGGTGATGAACGCTGGTTGTCTCCTATGCAACAAGAGATGCAGATGCAGGGGATGGGCGATCAGAGCCAAGGCATGAATGGTCTTGCTGATGATGAAGCTACAGACGCTACACCTGAGACTGACCAGCAAAATCAAAAGATAAGAGAAGCTGAAGCTACTGTCAAGTTACTAGGTGCAAAGAAAGCAAATAGATCACTGCAGGATGAAGCTAAATATAAATCAGCAGTTCAAATCTTAGCAAAAAATAAATAATTGGAGATTATGATGACA